TGAAGACAAAGAGTTTTTTATTAGAGCAAAGACAGATACGCCACTTCCAGAAGACGATACTTTTACAAAGCAAGATCCATTTAATCAATCTTGGGATGTAGTCAAAGATCTACAGGGACTTGATGCAAATTTTAAAAGAAGAACTTCTCGCCTTATAAAAGGAGAAGCAACACCAGCATATATTGAAAGTTCAAGAGCAGAAAGCACTGGTCGTGATGGAGCAAAGTCTAAAGAGATAAACTCAGGAACTGTATTTAGAAATGCCTATGGACTCTTTGATGTAATCACTCCACCATGGAACCTTTACGAACTTGCAAGTTTCTATGACACATCTTTTGCAAACCATGCAGCAATTGATGCCAAGGTAGAAAACATTGTAGGCCTTGGTTATGAGTTTAAAGTTTCTGCAAGAACAATGCTTAAGTTAGAAGCATCAGAACCAAAGACAGCAGAAAATGCACGTAAGAGAATTGAAAGAGCAAAGATTGAACTAAGCGATTGGCTAGAATCGCTAAACACAGAAGACTCATTTACTACAACAATGGAAAAGGTATTTACTGACTTACAAGCAACTGGCAACGGCTACCTTGAAGTTGGAAGAACAGTTCGTGGAGACATTGGGTATGTTGGACACATTCCTTCTACAACAATGCGTGTTCGTCGTCTTCGTGATGGGTTCGTTCAGGTAATTGCAAATAAGGTAGTTTACTTCCGAAACTTTGGAGCAACAAATCCAAACCCACTTGGAACAGATGCTCGTCCTAATGAAATTATTCACTTCAAAGAATACTCACCTCTAAATACTTTTTATGGAGTTCCAGATATTATGTCAGCAATTGGGTCTCTGCATGGAGATCAACTTGCCTCACAGTACAACATTGACTACTTCCAAAACAAGGCTACACCAAGATATGTAGTTACGCTTAAGGGTGCCAAGTTGTCTGCAGAAGCAGAAGACAAAATGTTTAGATTCCTTCAGACTGGACTAAAGGGTCAAAACCACAGAACTCTTTATATTCCTCTTCCAGGAGATTCTGATACAAACAAGGTTGAGTTTAAGATGGACCCAGTTGAAAATGGAGTTCAAGAGGCATCATTTAAAGAATACAGAAAGCAAAACCGTGATGATATTCTTGTGGCACATCAAGTTCCTCTTTCTAAGATTGGTGGCTCCGACTCTGCAGCCATTGCTGCTGCTCTTTCACAAGACCGTACATTTAAAGAGCAGGTTGCAAGACCAGCCCAAAGAAACCTTGAAAAGATGATCAACAAGATTGTCAAAGAAAAAACAGATATTCTTGAGTTTAAGTTTAATGAACTTACACTTACAGATGAAATTGCTCAATCACAGATTATCGAACGACTCGTCAAGACTCAGGTTATGATGCCAAACGAGGGTAGAGAACTTCTTGGTCTTCCACAGATCGAAGGTGGCAATGAACCATTTGACCCAAAGCCAGAACAAGCAGCAAATGATAATGCAAATAGACAAAGAGACACCGAAAGAACCAACAACCAGTCTGATGGACAAGCCACAGTAAGTGGAAGAAATCCAAAGGGTGAAGGTCGTAAATCTGACGACGTGTCCGATATGTCCAAATAGTGATACTTTAGTAAAAAAGGGTATATAATATAATAACCATGATTATATCAAAAGCGCATTGGAATTCAGATGGTGATAGTATTCGCCTGTCTATGCCTTTAACCAAGGTAGATAAAGAGCGTAGAATCGTTTCTGGTTTTGCATCCCTAGATAATGTTGACAAGCAAGATGACATTGTAACAGCAGAAGCATCTATGTCAGCCTTTGCAAAATTCCGTGGGAATATCAGAGAAATGCATCAGCCAGTAGCAGTAGGCAAGATGGTAGATTTTAAAGAAGACAAGTACTTTGATCCAGAAACAAAGAAGTTCTATAAGGGTGTTTTTGTTTCAGCATACGTTTCAAAGGGTGCACAGGATACTTGGGAGAAGGTTCTTGATGGAACCCTTACTGGTTTTTCTATTGGCGGAAGAATGAATAAGTGGGACGACGCTTATGATGAGAAAGCAGATAAGACAATTAGAGTTATTAAGGAATATGATTTAGTGGAGTTGAGTCTTGTGGATTCCCCTGCTAATCAATTTGCAAATATTGTTTCAGTAGAAAAAGTTGACGGTGTAGATGTTATCAAGGGTGACTCAACTGTCTTGGAAAATGTTTTTTATGACAAGGAAAATGGAATAGTTATAGCATCTGAAAATGAATCAGAACTTAGCCCGATTACTGGTGAGCAGATGGAAAACATAGGATTCGTTGAAAAAACGGATAGCGAAAAAACAAACATGATAAAATTCTTAGTTGATAGTGCTAAAGGCATTAATACTTCTAAGATTAACAAGGAGGTACAACCTATGACAGCAAACACAGAAACAGTTGCAGAAGTTATTGAAACAGAAGCATCAGTAGAAGTAGAAAAGTCAGAGGTCGCTCCAGAGGTTGATGCCGTAGTTGAGGCACCTACAGAAGAAGTTGCAAAGGCTGATGAAGCCGTAGCATCTGAAGAAGTTGCAAAGTCTGAAGAGACTCCTGCAGTTGATGTAGTTGAAGAAGTTACAGAAGTATCTAAATCAGATGAGGCAGTTGTTGACTCAGTTGCTGAAATCAAGAACACTCTAGAATCAGCCTTTAGCGATCTAGTTTCAACAGTTAAGTCTTTGCAGGCAGAAGTAGAAATGCTTAAGTCTACAAAGGTGGATGTTGAGACAGCAAAACAATCATTTGAAGCAGTTGCAAAAGATATTGCAGCAGCAACAAATACATTCAATGAATTTGGTAAGCGTGTGGAACTTGTAGAGCAAGACACTGCTTTCCGAAAGTCTGGCGATCTCGGCGAGATAGTACAGAATCAACCTGAAACGGTTGAAAAATCCCTATGGGGCGGTAGTTTCCTCAAAACAGCCGACTTATTCAATTAAAAAACAAATAAGTAAAAAATCACAGGAGGTGACAATATGTCGGAACAAAATATAGAAAAGAACCAGCCTGGAACATCAGGTAACCTTGGTGGAACAGCACCAGGATTGTATCAGGGACAAGGTGCATTCGCATCTGGCTCAGAGAATGGTTCAAACGTACCAGGTAATTACACCGATGGTGGCGTGTTAGGAAATATCCCAACAGCACTATCAGGCGTTACATCTGGACCAAATGCAGTTAACCCTTCAGGTGAGGCTGGATCAGGTATCCTACGCCCAGAGCAAGCACGTCGTTTTATTGACTACGTGTGGGATGCAACCATTCTCGCCCAAGATGGCCGTCGCGTTACAATGAGAGCCAATACAATGGAACTCGAAAAGGTAAACGTCGGAGAGCGTGTTATTCGTGCAGCAGCGCAAGCAGTTGGCGACTACACAAACGCAGGTGCAACATTCTCAAAGGTTGAATTGACTACAAAGAAGATTCGTCTTGACTGGGAAGTATCTGCAGAAGCACTAGAAGATAACATCGAAGGTGCAGCACTAGAAGATCACATTGTCCGCTTGATGACAAACGCTTTCGGTAATGATATCGAAGACCTTGCAATCAACGGAACAGGTGCAGGTTCAGACGCATTTACTTCAATCATGAACGGTTTCGTAAACCGTGTAAAGACTGAAGGAGACGCACATGAGTCAGTTGTAACAGTCGCTAATAACGCTTGGACAACAGACGTAATGCAGAACATCATTCTTGCAATGCCACGTAAGTATCGTGCTATCAAGTCTAACTTGAAGTTCTATGCTGGTACAGATGCATTCCAGGGAATCGTTAAGAACAACGGTACCCTAGCAGACGCAGTTGCTGAAGCATTTGCTTCACAGGCTGGCGGAACTCCAACTAATCGTCAGGCATACCTTGACGGTGGAGCACAGACATTCGGTGGAGCACGTACAACACGTGTTCTCGGAATTGACGTACAAGAAGTTCCATACTACCCTGCAGGATATGTCGACTTGACATTCCCACAGAACCGTGTATGGGGATTCCAGCGTGACATCACTGTAAACCGTGAATACAAGCCAAAGAAGGACACTGTAGAATATACAGTCTTCGTTCGCTTCGGTATTCAGTGGGAAGAGCAGGATGCAATCGCATTCGCTGACGCTGCATCAGATGCATAATCTGTAAACAGTAAAAATTAAGGGGAGTAGGAGTTAACGCTCCTGCTC